TTATCGCCTTGCTTGCCTAAACTAAAATCAGAAGAAGTATTAAGGTTAACCTCAAAAATAATTTTCCAATTACGATCTTCAACATCGTAGCGAAGACCAAACGGCTTATTAGCAAAAACTAAATCGATCATTGTCGATACGGTATTAGTATCAAATGTTGTTCTCCATGCTGGGATTATTTCAGCAAGCAATGCTCCGCTAGGGACTATGTCATTAAAAATGATAGTCCCAGACCCGTCAATTAATACTCCGGTGCCGTTGTTAGTACCGTCACCGGCTACTGAAATTACCTTAGTCCAAATATATCGACTAGCATTTTTTGCAGTACCGTCACCGGTTGTAAGTACATTGTTATTGCTTTTATCAAAATATTTTCCAGTAGGTGCAACAAATTTAACTAGGGCACCACTGGTGACAAATCTTAAAAGTGTAGTTGAAAAAGTTCCAACTTTGTACGGGGTGGATGGATCAGGTGCAGTGCCGCCAATGTAGCCTGTGCATTGATTTATATCAGTTGTTTTATTGTAAAAAGACACATTCAAAGAATCCGTAGCAATAGCAATAAATTTAGTGTAATAGTAATCTCTTAATGATGTACTTTTTAAATACTCAGTAAGTTGATTATAGATCATTGCTTCAATATCTGTTCTTGTTGTGTAACTAAATCTAAAACTATCAGTAAATTCTTCTCTATACAACACGCCGTCGTCTGCAAAGAGATTAGTTTTACTGTACTTGCCAGTTGGGTCTACAAGATCAAAGTACCGACTAATGCCGCTAGCTGATCGATTAACTGCTTTAACTTTTACAACTTCTTGGCTGACACTTAATGGACTAATATTATAGTCTTCGCCCGTGATCATACGATTTTGTGTATAATAGGTTGCCGGTGCTCTAGATTTAATGTTTGCGTTTGATTCAGCTTCAACAGAATTACTAACTGAAGATTGTAAACTAAGAGTAACAGATAATGTTTCTAACTGATTTAAATTAGAAACATATGGGATTTCTATAGAAACATTTTTAATGTCTTTAGGATTAACAATATAACTTGTTCCGTTACTCACACGATAATATGATCTAAATGTGCCTAACGGTAAGTTACCAAAAGTTCCGTCGCTGAAAGATAAAGTTACCCTATCTCCAGCACGAGTAATAACACTATAGATGTTTCTTATCGACTTGTTAAGGCTATTGTAAATTGTATTATTTCCCTCTAAGGAAGAAATAGGAGCCCAATATTCTGACTCTAATCCGTTCTGATCAAGCCTATATAGCCATACATCTGAGTTATTAATGTTAGTTGCATCAATATCAACTGTCTCGTTAGTTGACGGTTGTGTAATAGAAAACGTTCCTTGATTTAATATACCTTGACGGAAGTGAATAAAGAACCCAGTGTTAGTGCTACCGTTACCTCTACCGTCATTTCTATATAAAAACGCCAGTCGATTACCAATTGATGGTGCTTCTTCATATATCTCATTGGCGCCTTTAAACACTGTAGAAACAATTTCAAAAGGTAAATTTTTTCCGTCTACCGTTTTAGAAAAACTGTAAATTGGAACATCAGTGTTACTGCTTTGGAATCTATATTGTTCTGTAGGAATACCAAAAATTTCATTTTTGTCGTCAGGATTGCCAAACTGACGTGTTGCGGGCAAGGCAGCATTGAGGATTTTTACAAATTGATCGTACCAGTTGGTGTTTGCCGGATCGTTCCATGTAACAACCTGTCCTGATAAGTTTCGTCCGTTAGAATCGTAAACTGTTTGTGTGGTGCTAACTGTGGTAAATTTTAATAAACCACTTGCTGCAACATTACGTTTTGCGTTGTAGCTTAACAGTCTTGCCAGTCGTAATATGCTTTCTCTACGCTCTGCTAGTTCTAAAAAGTTATCTCTTGCATTTAAATCAATGCGGAAACTAATGCTTTGGCCAAGGAAATCAATAAGAGCAAGATATTCGCTAGATTCAATGTAGTCATTAAAATCTTCAGGGTAGTTTTCCCTGATGTAATTGATCATTACCCTCCGTAAATTTTCAAAGTCGTAGCTTTGGAAGTCTGCATTTCGGAAACTTTGATAGACACGTTTCCAATCTTCTGCTACTAATAATCTATTTTGTCTGTCGGTTGCTGACATACCTTATTCCCATTTATAAGGTATTTATCGATTAAAATTATGTGGGTAGTTTATTAAACTAGCAGTAAACCGTTGTCTTGATCAAATCTTAATTGAATTGATTCTTGAATGTTGTAGGGATAGTATACCAAGGTACATTCTATTTGTATACCGCTTTCGTAACTGGTTACAATAACTTGATCAGCACGTATTCTAGGATCATAATTTACAATTGTTTCTACATTTTTTGTAATAACTGATCGTAGTTCGTCGGTTAACGGATCAAACAATATGTCCCATATAATAGTTCCAAACTCTGGTTGCTCTAGTCTTTCGCCTAGTCGTATATGAAAGTGATTTAACAAATCTTGTTTAATCAGTTCTAAATCGTAGAGCGCAAAACTGTTAGACGTAGACGCAACTGTGCTAAAACCTTTATAAGTTCTAGTACCCGGAATTGATTCAGAAGTGTTTGCACTTTTTAAAACAATCTTATCATATAATCTTTGGCTAGCTGTCATAGTTGTATTTACCCGTTAAATGTAAGGGTCTGCATCCTGCTCTTCAGGTCCTTTTATTTTTTCAAATGTATCAGTCTCTGTAGTATACTCTTTCCATCGTGTTCCAGCAAAACTCATCGTAGTAGTTGACGAAGTGTGTCTTCCTTCAGCGTCTCTATCAGTTATATCAGGTTTAACTTTCAACGGGTCTAAATTTTCATGCTGCGGATACGGTTCTGCTGTAGGTACACGTCTTAAAATTGATACCATTTCAGTTAGGTCTGCACCAGGGCTAGCAACATCTGGTAGATTGTGTGTTTTTAAAACTTGTGCTTTAGGTGCTGTAGCTGCTGCTGGTCCATTCATATGAATAGCAGGCGCAGTTTCTACAATATTTCCGCCTGCTTTAGTATGGTTAGCTCCGCTAGATGTATTATAGATATGTCCGCCAGCGTTAACATCAAAGTCTGTTGACAACGATATTTTGCCGTTTTTTCCTACTATTACATTCCAGTCTAAACCGGTTTCTAACTGCATCTCTTCACCGGCTTTAATATTAACATTACGCTTTGCTTCAATATTAATATCTCTGTCTGCATAAAAATTAAAATCTTTTTTAGTTCTAATATTGATGCTGTCATTGGCAAAAATATCTATTTTACCATCACTAGTCAGCTCTATCCAAGTAGTTCCCTTACTATTGCCAATGTAGATTAAATCTTCACTGTTATGTAATAAAATTTGATGACCAGTACGGGTACGCAATCTAATTAATTCATTATGCGGGATATCTCGTTCAGCAGTCGTGCCACCTTCTACCGAAACGTACTCAGGTGGTCCATCAGATGCAGGGGTTTTTCTTTCCCACTTGTCGTCTCCGTCATCCATAACAAAGCTACTACCACCTAACCGACTGACAAATGCATTTGGAATTTTGTATTCGTGTTTTCCTACTTTACCCTGCTTACCTGTTTTATCTACAGGCCCAGGTGTTGAAATACCAAAAACAGAACTAGGAATTTCTCTGCGAGCAGAAGATGATGTTATGCCTCTAATATCATCTTTTAGTAATCCTTGAGTTTCTAATTTTGTTGCTAACGGGCTTTCAGGTTTGACAATTTTTGTAGGATCTTCTGTAACTGGATGAATAATTTTATTATATTCTCCCGTTGGCACACGTTCGTATTTGGCGTCAGTTTCTTTAGTATCATCAACTACATATTTTGTAGAAGCGTGTCCTGGTAAAGAAAAATTCATATTTTCTTCAATCACACAGCCCATCCAGTAGCCCTTACGTACATCTCCTCCGACAAAAATTACCATTACAATAGTGCCAATGTCAGGAGGCACCATCCACATACCATAGGACTTCTGTGTGTTGTCGTAGTCGTCAGGATCTTCGCCAAGATACGCACTGTTTGACACACCATAAAAAGGACTTAGATACTTAACAGTTCTAAGCTGTCCTTCTCTATCTTCGTCATTTCCTACCTCGTGTAACAATTGTACTTCTAAGGCGCCCATATAATTAGGGTCAAGGTGGCTGACCACTTTTGCTAAAAACGGGCCGGGGTCTTGAGGACTTTCGTTTTGCCCTAGTCTAGTTTCTTCTGCCATAATTATCCGTTAAAATCTCCAAGGGCTGCATTATTAGCTGCAACTTCTTGATCTGAGAGTTGGGGTGCACCGTCTGGGTATTCTTCAGCAGCTGATGCTTCTATTGCCGCAATATCTGCTCCTGCATCTTCTCCGTCTGGCTGATCTGGCTGTGCTACTTTTGGCAGTGCCGGTTCTCCTTCTGGAGCATTTTTATTGTCTTGTCCTACTATTCTAACTAAACTTAGCTGTTGAGTAAACTTTCCTCGATTAAAAATACTTTCAACTTGAAGTACTCTAAACAATCCGCTAAATTGTTGTACAGGTTTAGTATCACCAAAATTATAAAAGCCAGTTTTAGTGTTTAGATCTATTGGTGTTCTAAAGTTAACACTAATTAACACTTCGCCTGTTTGATAGTCCATAGCACCGTCAGTGTTAATGTTTTGTTTTTCAGTTGCGCCTGCGGAATAGTTACCTAATCCACTATCGCTAATATAATAAGGATCTCCAAGTATTGTCATGTTTAAATTAATCATGTCAGTACCTTGAGTAGCTAGTTCATGGAATTGTCTAGCTGCAATAGTAGCAGCATCATCGACTCCAGTTCCGCCATTTTTATGACTAGCCGATCCTATTTTATCTGTTTTATTAGTAACAGGAGTTTCTTGAGTATTAGGAGTACTGCCTGAAGGATTTTTGCCATCTTGTGCTTCTTGTTTAACTGTGCCGGCTCCTTGAGCAGCTGACATTCCTTGATTAGATTCTGATTCTTTACCGCCATCTGCATTCAATGCTCTATAAAAGCCTGCTTTAAAATCAATTTGAAAATCTAGTACATCAATATTTTTACCAGTATAAATGTAATTGTATTCTTTAAGTGCTTCTTTCTTTTTGTTTTCTAAACCAGGTGCCTTGTCATTAGGTGGTATGAAAACAGATGCATCTACCAAATAAGGTACAACTCTATAGACAATTAATTTAGGTTTTTGTCCTACTTTATTATCTTCGGGACTAGATTTCATAAAATATTGTGTTTCAACTCTCCACCATACTACTTGTCCTTGCGGAGTCCAGTTTGATTTGTTTAATGCTTGGCGACCATAGTCACTCATTAATATAACTTGATTAATAATATCTTGTACTGTAGATCCTTGTGGAAATTTAAAATCTGCATTGTTTGGATCAATTTGTACGTTGCCTCGTTTATAAATTCCTGTTGCTTCGTCATAGGCAAGATTATCTTTAGCAAATGGAGTATCACCTTTATTATAAAGATTAAAGCCCATACCAGACTTGCCAATGTTGTTAACAGTGGCTGCATTTAATTGAACTAAAGTTGTATTGTCACCTCGACCAATTCCTAATTTTTTAAATATTCCAGATGATGCAGAGTCTCCGGGTTTAGCCGTAGCAGGCTTATCTGCTGATTCATTAGGCGCTGCATCGGCACTGGTAGCAGCATCACCTGTTGCAAGATCTGAAGGAAATAAAATTATTACTTCATCAGAAAATTGTTTATTTCCTTTTTTACGTTCTTCATCTAATCTATCATTAAGAACTTTTTGTAGACTTTTCTGTCCTTTTTGTAACATTTCTTGTACTGTATAAGGACCACCTTTGTTACAACTAATATTAACGTCTGTTTTAGTTTGAGAATAAGAAGATGAAAATGCCTGCTCATTCCATGGATAAGCTTCTACATCATACGTACAACCTTTTCCTGTGACTCGCATTCCTATTTCTCTAAGTTTTAAAGGAATCATTTTTTTAGTGTTGTCAATTTGTTGGTTTAACAAATTAGCATCAATGTGTCCTTTAAACTCTATAGTCAACAATACAGGCACATCAAGATAATTTAAGTACCCAGACTGCAATGCTGCTGTCTGCATAGCCTGGAAGAACAGTCCCATACTATAAGGTTCAATGACTGTAAAGCTCATGCTGAGTGCATTAGAATTTCCTGTGCCTTTGTTTAAACCTACCATACCGCTGATTTTTAAATTTTCAACATAAAAATCATATTTGCCATAGGCAGTTGATACAAGATCTTTTTCTGGGGCGGCGCCGGCAGACTTAATAATAATTGGTCCTAAATCGCCTTTTCTGTAAGTTGAATTTGGATCATTAATGTGTTCTAAAGGAAGTACACTTAATGTAAACATATAGTTAAACGAAGTATATTGATTTAAAACATTAGGGAACGGAGGCGTTCCTGGAACAGATGCTTTAAACCCTGAAGTGTAACCTTTTACGTCAAGAGTAGGCTGTCCTGCTGCAATGCTGCCTAGTGCGGAAGTGGCGGAGTTTGCAATACCTGGGACTAATCCTGCAATATTAGTACCCACATTAGATAATCCGCTAAGAGCAGCATTTTTCAAAGATTCCGCAGATTGTGTTGCACTAGCAATGCCTTGTGTAACTGCAGAATTTCCCGATAATACTTTAGTTACTTGGCTAGATGCTGTAGTTGCTGCACCTCTAACTTCATCAAAAAATCCCATGTTATAATCCCAACAGTTTGTTTAAACTATCGCCTTTAGGTATGTATATCTTAGTTCCAGCAACAAAATCATAAATTGGATCTTGTAATATGTCTAAATTTCTCTGCATAAAAACCCACCAAAGTTTAGGTTCTTTGTAAAGGTCGTAGGCCAACAAATCAGGTCTAAAATTATATTGAGGTTCTATTGTGTAGAGATAGTCATCTGATTCTGCAGGCACTGTTCTAATACGAAGTATGCCTAGATAGTTATTTTTTATTTGCGTATCTTTCCACGGACTTGTATTTTTATAAGTAGCCATTAATTATACCCCGGAATATTATTGACATATTTGCCGTTGACAAAATCGCCAAGATTAAATTTCCTAACATCTTCTCTACTGTAGACAGGCATTACCGTTACTGAAATATTACTCTTTACAGGAACATGCGTTGCGCCTCCGGATGCTGAACCTGAAGTTCCTCCTCCGCCACCGGATGCGCTTAGTAAATTTTTAACGCCGTTGACTACGCCTGATGCTGCACTCACTGCGCCTAACGCCCTTGCGGCTTTACCTGCACCAAATGCTCCGGCTAGTCCAGCAAGTGCTCCGGTAGTTGCTGATATGCTTTCAATAGATGACATGCCGCCTCCAGATGCCATACCAAATCCACCCATTGATCCTTCTGACCCTACATTAGTAGAAATATAATTTACGTCTGATGGTAGTTCGCAAGAAAAATTTGTAACAACTACAGGTATATTTTTAAACACATAATCTCCGTAGCCATTTAATAACACAATAGGAGGAGGATTACCAGCTTCTTTACCCATGTCACCGCTGAACATTTTAGTAATAGATCTTAGATAGTGTACTGCGGCTATCCAGTACTGTGCTTGTATTGCATCTTCTACGTGAAATGCACCGTTAATCGTAATAGAGTCCGATTTACTATTTTGATAGCTTAAGAAATTGTAGTTTTGATGTGTGATTGCAGTGGGTTCATAGTTAGCCGACGAACTAATTGCAATTGAAGGAGTAAAGGGCCACACTAGGCCGCCTGCACGTACTAATGGTTGTAGTACTGGGCTCCCTGTGTAAATTGGAGTGCTGGGCATACTAAGTCTAACACGCCAATCGTTACTAGCATCACTACCCACAAACTGTG